AGTTGAAGCATCGATGCTATATCGCCACCAGATGCCTTGCGATATGCATCATATTTCTGATTTTCTATGTTAGCAAGACCAGTGATGTTAGCAGCCTGTCTTAGTCTCTGATCTACGAATAGCGCCTGAGCACCTTGTGATAAAGCTTGAAATCCACCGGAAATGGCAGAAAGTTTTTGAGATCCAGTGGCACCATTGCCACCTTGAGTTTCTTGTAACCTCTCAAATCCCTCAGCTGATTGTTCTGCTTTTTCTTTAAGATCTTTAAAAGACTTAGATGTTACATCGGTTTCTTGCTGAAGTTTTTTAAGTGTATCTGTTAGTGTTTTTGCTGCATCATCAAGTGCTCTATTGCCGCTTGAACCAGAATTTAGCATCTGCGATGCTTGACCGCCAACTCTCAGGAGATCGTTAAGTTTAGATTGAGGATCCAATCCCTGGGCACGCTGCGTTCTCATGGCCGCTTCCGTGACACCTATTACATTTACTGCTGAATTTCTTTTTGCTTCAAGACGTTGAAGTTCAGCAACCTTGCGAGGATCTTGTCGACCACTTTCATCGTACAGAGACTCCCCAACCATTGCCGCTCTTGCCCCCAAACTATTTATGGTATTTAGGGCCGAACTTTTTCTCTGCTCCAAGGTTTCCCAAGGAGTATTCATGGCAGAGATACTACCATTTTGAGCACCACTAGTTCTGCTGATATCCATGCTTTGACCGTTTACAGATCTAGCACTATATAAAGAAGCAAGTTGATTCTGTGTCACATTAGATATGCGCTCAACTTGGGAGCGTTGTCTGATGCTACGACGAGTTTCTATTCTTTGATTTTGTTCCTGGGCTCTAGTTTTTTTGTTTAACAGACCAGCTTCGTTGGGATCCATACCCGACTCAATAAGCTCGTCGATGACGCCGATGTCAACGTCAAGTTCACTCATACGCTCGATAGCTGTCAGATCCTGTGTAGTTCTGTGTTGAGCTCTCTTACCGAGAGACTCAAAATCCATCCCTCCCCTACTTGATCTATTTTGTGGGCCTCTACCTGACTTATTTTGATCGTTAGCCATTAGCTACCTTCAAAGTTATCTTCTATGTCCTCGCCAAAAGTTTCACCATGGACTTTCTTCGCTGCAGCTATCTGCTCTTCCATCCACTTAATATTGGCAGGATCCTTAGTTGGATCAGGCTGTTCAACCTTCTTAGCCTCAGCCTTAGCTTTCATCGCTTCAAGTTCTTTCTTCTCTTCGCGCTCAGCCCAGTCAAGGTCAGCCTTTTCCTTGTTACTCTCTATCTTATCAGTTTCCCACTCAAGTTGATCCTCAGCGGCCTGCCTACGTTCTATACGGTCATAGAACTCATATAGGAGTTCTTCGAGCGTATAACTCAATAAGATTGGATCTTTCAATGGACGATTATAGGTACGCGACCACCAGCTGTGGAGGAATAGCGTTAGATGCTTCTCTGTATCAAGACCTGCTCTAGCATTATCTCGTGCTATTGCTTGTATCTGGTCTAGGATTGAGGTGAGGTCGCTGGAGCTGCCGTCGCTGTCGGAGTCAAAGTCGATGCTTGACTCTCCTGAGCTTTCTTGGCTTTGTCCAGTAGGTCTGTTTTCCATTTGGTCTCTGTTTCCTCAAGTTTTCTATAAAGGGCAACAAGAGCATCTTCGTCTTCGATAGTAGCGCCACCGTTAGACTGCATCCACCAGTTAGGACCATCAACGACTTTAGCGCGAAGGTTGGAGAGAACAATGGCTAAACCTTCTAAGCCAGCAGATGGTGCTGCATAGTTACCAAGAAGTCTAGTCTTCTCCAGCTCAAGAGCGTGTTTTTGACCTATATTGAGGGAGCAGCGAACGGTAAACGTACCGTCGTACTTCTTTCCCAGGTCGGTAGTGTGTTCAAAATCAAAGACTTGATGCTTAAGCGGCAGATCCATTAAACTCTCCTGTGAGACATATAACCCAATTATACCTTAGATACTGTGGACTAGCTGATTTGAGTGCCAGATGAGATTTGGGGTCCAGATGGGTTCACTGTTGTTCCACCAGGAACTATATTAGCTATGCCCTGCTGATTAGCAACAGAGTCAGCAGCTCCACCGGCAAGATTGCCGGGAAGCTTCACTGAAGCCAGCGGCGTACTTGCGTTTGTATTTGGGGGCGGAGTTGGAAGAGCAGGCGCTCGCTCGTCGCGGTAACCGATAGCTCTAAAAGAAAGCTGAACACTAGCTAACGAATCAACTCTGATCTCTTCGGCCCTACTGGTGATCATGGCTTTATCTGTAAAGAATAATAGTTGATCTGTAGCCGAATCACGAGCTTCTATAGTTATATATTGTTGAGTTAAGAAGTTGAGAATGTCTGGTTGCCACAGCAATACACCTATTCCCTGCCCGGGAATGTGAAGTGCGCTTATAGTACCCTCGCATGTGATACGCTGCGGAGCAAGTTCATAGGGAAGATAATCGTCTATCGTATTTACTTCAACTGCGGTAGTGTTCATGCGCCAACTTATGCTGAATGCAAATCCAACAAGTTGACTATTTACTTTCAGAGTGCAGCGAGCGCCGGAAGCGTATTTTGCGTTGGGTTTTGTAGATATAATGCCAGAGATGTTGCTTGCAACATTATCTGCTATGCCCGCGCCTATAGGAGGTGTATTATCAAAACCACTCACAACTTATCCTTGGAACTGTTGTCCGAGACCACTCATATCTGCCACAAAAGAGTCTTCATCTACATATAAAGCAACAAAGTTAAATCTCTGCACAGCAGGAGTTTTCTTACTTATACTAAAATCTGCCTGTGTGATCCTGCAGTTACGAATATTTGCAACCCCAAGAACATCTCCCGTCTCGGTTGTATTGCCAGTGAGAATGCCATTCAACGATTGAAGTCCACTAGTAACTTGTCCTTCGACGGTGTTGCTGGTGGGTGCATTCATCGAGATCTTCTGATATACTTGAATGTCGAAAGTAGTGCCGTTAGCGAACTTACCAGGATTTAGGGCTTCGTTTGCTCTGCCGTCGTTACCGACTCCATTGGCAGCTAAGAAACTTCCTAATCCACCGCCCCATGCTGAACCCCAGTTTCCAACTCCATTACCGGCGTCATTTAGAGCTACACCATTAGGCAGTTGTCCACCTATGTCTTTTTGGGCATCTTTCATATATCTGATCACGGTGAAAGTACCAGATACGTTGTATGCAAGTGGTTCGACTGACGCACCTTCATATAGTCCCAGCACATGAGGAGTCTGAGTTATAACTTGAATTGAGTAGGAGAAATCTGAGCAGAATGCTATAGTCTTGCCGTTTAGCTTGATCTTAGCGTTTGCACCAGTGATAAAGAAGGGTTTCATTGCGGACATAGAGCTATTATACTGCGATCTAAGTCAAATAAAAATGGGCCCGTGTGAGCCCATTTAGTTGTAACTTTTGATTAAAGATTAGCTTGAAAGATCTTGATCGCCAGAAGGAGATACTTCGAACGAGTCATCGTCTGCCAGACGGCCTACAAAACTAAGTTGATCAACCAACAGACCACGTTTATTCAATGCAGCACGCTTGCTGGTAAAACGACAATCGATGATGTTTATAAATTCAGTCGATGTAGTTGTTGGTGCAGCTCCAGGAGCAGCGGCAGCTGGTTCTTGCTTTTGGAAAACAGCTAGATCCCAAGTTGAAGAGAACAAGATGTTTCCTGGATTGATCTGATCGGATCCAGTTCCACCAGTCGTCCAGTCGACCTCACCAAGACCGTTACCGTTAGGGGCAACGCTTGGCATGATGTTAACAGCTGCAACTTTAGTGTAGCGAACCACAGAGAGTGTTCCACTTACTGAGTAGTTAACAGGTTCGTTGGTTACTGGCTCGTAGCGACCCATTGTTTCCACTGGGATAGTATCTACTGTTACTTGATACGATACATCAGAAGCGTAGGCGAAGGTAACTCCACCAGCTTGAATCTTCGCATTCGCGCCTGTTATAAATGAGGGTTTTTGTCCTGCCATGATATATTCCTTTTGGGTTCCGGTTCCCAATACCTAGTTATTTTTTAGGCTATCAAAGCGATAACCCTAAAATCACTATACTATATTTTAGGTTAAACTATTCTAGAGTCCACTGACCGTTTTTGGCCAGCTTAGTTTTAGACTTCTTTGGAAGCTTTACGTGATGGATGCGGGGTTGACCTGAAGCCATCGAAGGCTTGTCGCTAGAAGTTCCCTTGCCGTATGTATTGATAGCTTCTTTACCGTCGTCAGCATCTAACCTTGGAAGCTTCGGGTGATCTTGCACTCCGCCGCTTGGTTCGGGCCATATGCCTGGAGTGGTACTTTTCTCTTGTTTAAGAATCTTTGGAAGATCACGCTTTGGAATACTGGAAGGATGTTCAGTAGGTTCGATGTGCGTTTCTGGAACAGCTGGTAACTTTTTCTTACTTGCTTTTACGGCTTTAAGAAGTTCTTCAAGTTTTGTGCGCAGCTTATCCATCTTAGTCCTAAAGTAAAAAGGCGCATAACTGCGCCCTTATTATTAACCGTTAGTTTGACTAACGCGTTGCAGGGTGATAGTTGCCAAGATGAAGTCAATACCTTCAACAAGCTTAACAGTAACAGAGATGTTAACTACATTCCCGTTGATCTGAACAACAAGCTGCTTGAATCCGTTCTTGGCGTCAGACGTACTTACAGTAATACCTTGTGCGAGGTAGGTCTGCAAGATCGAAGAAGCAGTAGATGCGATCTCAGAAGCCGTAGTGGTATTCTTCAAACCGATGTAGATGTTTTCCATCTGACTGCGGAAATCGTATGCAAGTACGTCAGCAGCGTAGAGAACATTGGCACGGTTGTAGACCCAGTTAGCATCCTGACCGTAAGTAGTGTTATCAACAACTAGGCGGAATCCACCAGTTTGTGGAGCTTCCCAGAAGGTGATACCAGCCTGAATGGCTTGATCATACTCAGTTGCAGGATTGAAGTCGATTACGATATTCTGCGCAGGCGTAGTCATAGGTTGACCAGTCTGACGAATACCTGACATGTTAAAATACTTGAACGTCATCGGGTTACCGACAGGCGATCCGCCGCGGGCACCAGCTAGCAAGCAAGCTCCAGCCCAAGGTTGATACCACTGGATAACACCAGAAGCAGAGCTCTGATAGATATCTTGGATAACCAACTGAATGCGAGCATCTGCCATAGTTGCAGCCATAGCCGTACAGTTATTGTAGGTATCATGCATCGACAAGTATCCTTGACGCTCAGATTTCTCTTTTGTAGTTGCCATCAAGCTCAAGTGAGTCTTAACAGCCTGGTTGACACCAGCAAGAGTATAAGTAGAGCTAGGATCTGTCAGCATGTCTGCAATATCTTTAGTAGCATCACGCGAGAACAAAGGAACAACGCTGTTTACACGCACCGCTTGGAATGCCGCGAGAGCATCAACGATAGCCGAAGTCGAAGTACCGCCGAGTGTACCACCAGCCAAATATGTCTCAGTGGCGACAGGCGGAAAGCCGCTTACGCCTTGTCCAGCTGTTTGAACCAAAGATACGTTAGCAGATGCGGCAAAGAATGCTGCAACCTGGTTAGCGTTGTTGGTGATCTGAACAGGATAGTTGCTTGAAGATGAAGAAGCTGCCGGCGCTGCTGTAACTTGATCCATAACAGAAGGAGAATATTGTCCTGTCAGTGTGCTTCCAACGGCTGCACTCCAAACACCAGCTTGAGTAGTGTTGATATATAGAACAAGTTGAGCAATAGTATTGAAACTAGCTAGAGGAATAGTAGCCTCAGCCATCGAGTTGTTTGTCAAGATCATGTTTGTGCTGTTGATCGTCACGGTAGGGGTAACGCCTCCAGCTCCATATCGACCAAGTTCAAGTACCAAAGTACCGCCAACTGTGCCAGACTCAGTGATACCGGTTCCATAGTTAGTGATAGTAATCAATGTTTGAGCAGGCGATTCAGAGCTGATCAATCCGGGAAGGATGTTTAGCGAGCCGTTGCCAGTTCCAAGTAATGAACCACTGATAAGTTCGAAGTTACCGGGGACAGTCATTGCTATAGCGACGCTTGCTGCTGCATTAGTTCCACTTACAGTGAAAGTCAATCCAGCGGGAAGACCACCAGACCAGTTACCTGCAAGGTTAAGAGAAGCTTGAAGGGCAGCTACAGAAGTAACAGCACCCGAAGCTGTATATGTATTAGCAGCTCCACCGTTTACACGAAGAACTAACGTAAGAGTAAGTCCACCAGCGATAGTTCCAGGAGGGAAGTTTGTTACTGAAGTTCCTGGGGCAATACCAACCAGTCCGGTTACAGTATCACCAGCCGCACTGCCAGTTACGGCAGAAGCACCTAAAATACCGAATGCACCAGCTGAATTTAACAGGGGCGAATTTTGAGCATGAATAACGGTTGCCGCACTGTCAGTTACAGCGCCAGTAAGAGCGATCATAGATCCGTTAACAGTTCCGCCAGCAGTATTAGTGATACTTGCTTCAGCGATGATGCTACCTTGGAAAGTACCAGTATGTCCGGAGTTAATTGTAGCAGAACTTCCAACCATCCAGTATACGTTAGCAGCGGTTGCGCCACCAGTAAGGGTTATAGTAGGAGTTCCACCAGCACCAGTCACCAATGTACTTGCAGCCTGGAAGATGTAAACTCCCGCTCCGTTAAGAGTAAGAGTACCTGCACCAGAGGCAGCCAAGTTGAAGGTACCAGAAGATTCCTTGTAAACACCAGGAGTCAAGGTTTGACCATCAAGGATAGAAGGGATAGCTGTTGCAGCCATTGCATTCATTGAAGTAAAAGCGGCGGATGCGTCAGATTGACCTTGAATGGCAATTGCGGTATTGATGCTAGGACTTGAAGTAGGACCGGCGAAATAACTGCTAACCAAGTTGATCGGTGCAGACGAGCTGTCCATTGCAGTAGAAGCAGGGATCAAAGTATTCTGATACGTGATCAGATTTCCTTGTGTACCCCAAGTAAGAGATTCAATAGTTCCAAAACTAGGACTTCCACCCAGGGCAAGCGAAGCCAGGGTTGAAGCATTTGTCTTATAGATATATACAGCTTGTGCGCCAGCGGGAATAGCACCGTCTGCTCCAGGAGCAAACAGGAAGTTACAAGCATCAACAAGATTTCCGCTACCGTACTCAGCGATGATCGCTGGCATCTGATCAGGAGTAAAGACATTATTTGCGATATTGGTTACTTGAGCACCAGGAGTACCAGAACTAGATTCGCCAAACAAGGCGATAAGTCCTGTTGGACTTAAGGGAAATCCTCCGCCTAGGTCGATAATCTCCTGAGAGTAAGCACCTGGCTTATAGATCGTGCTTCCGTTGAAGCTTACATTAATTGCCATATTTATCTCCTAAGTCAAAAAGTATACAAGTAAATTATAACATAGACGCAGAGTTAACCTAAAGTAACCCCATATCTCTTTAAGGCCTTATCAAACTCCGCAATCGTGGCCGGATCAGCAGTGCCTTGAGCTTTGAAGTCAGCCTTCAAAATCTCCTTGTAATGATGTTTGGGAATAAGCTTTTCGCGATATGCGTACCATACCTCAAACTTCATCTTTGGCGCAGCGTTATCCTGCGGTTCGTTTTTATCATTTTCAGCCATATATGCTCCTTATTTTAACTCACCTTGTCGGTTAAATGTCGACTGGTTCATCGCCTGGGTTAGTGCCTGATTCAGCCAGTATGCCTTGATTCTTAGTAATATCAACTTCACATGGGTCTACATCCAGACCGGTAGCTAGATCTCTAGCTTGCTCTAATCCTATAGCAGCATCAACGTTGACGTCTTCAATAGTGTAGTACGGCTCAGCAGCCCAGAAGTTCTCGGTAGTGCAGCGGAATCTTACCCACCTGGTCCAGATGTTGTCCGTCATCTTACTGGCGTCCTTGTTGTAGTCGGATGCACTAAAAGTTTGCAACTTAAGTCCAAGTCGCTCGGCTGTAAGCTTATGTTTAAACAGGATGTAGTTAGTTATATAGTATAGCCACAGTACCTGATCGCCAGCTCTGCTGGTGTGAAGTCCTATGTCAACCATTACAGTGAACACGCCCGTTCCAACTTCATTATCGAGTCCAGCTCCAAAGTAGTCACCTACTGCAGCCTTGCTCTCATCCTCAGTCTCATTGGCTAAGTGAACGCTTATGCAAGGTATCTGCTGTGTGTTGAGGGACCAAGCACGAATAATGGGAATCTTAGTTGTAGAGAACCACTTCCATACCTCATCTATGTACGAGATGCCATAGTCCTCAGATAGTTCATCCTGAGCGAACTGTGCAAAGACATCGTAGAACGCAGGTTTATTAAACCTAAGTTCTTTCAGCCCCTGGGCTAGGATCTTCTGTACTACGACTTCGGGCATGATCATCATTAGAATCCATCCTCGTACGAGCGGACAACACGCTCGATGATATCTTCCGCTTCAGTTTCCAGCGTATTGTTTATATCACTGAGATCCTGTGTAAAGTCCTTTTCCTTAGCTGGTATAACCCAACTAGTGTCTCGACTTTGCTTACTAGTAGCCGTTTTAAAGTTAGCCTTAGAGGCACTAGGTTTAATCTTATTATACTGAGCAACTGCTGCTTCATATCTCTCTGTTGCTATTTGTTTTTGAGCATCAAATATGTTGTTAGCTATGCTAGGTTTCTTACCAGGAGTTCCAACTGGTATAACTTTATATACTCCAGATCCATCGGCCATAGGCTTAGCATTGCTCAGAAGCTTATCTAGCATAGGATACGGAGGTGTTGAGAAGTCCATATTGTGTGACTCAGTTTCAAGTCTGAAGGCATTCGGCATAGGACGTAACTCATTAATGAACTCTGGTGACTGCTTTGTCACTCCAGCTTCTATGGCTTTATCCATTGCTGCCTGCATTCTATCCTGCATCTGGGATTCTATCTCTATCTCAGCTTTATCTACTAAGGAGCTTACCGTATTCTCGTCGTACCCTTTGGATCTCAACGCGGCACGTAATCTCTCTAGCTCAAGGAATACGTTAGCCATTGTTCTTACCCTTACTGATCGTCTTGGCACGCATATCTGTCAGAAAGTTTTCTTTCTCCAGATGCTGCCAGTCTGAACCAAACATTATAGTGATCTTCCCGTTGGGCATGATCTCCACTTTGGGTCTCGATAAATAAGGGTAAAAATTATCAATAACTTCGTCTTTGTTAGGAGGATTGGCGGAGAATGCTTCGACCCTTTCAGGTTTCTTACCCATATCGTCGATCTTTGATTGTAGCTCGCGTAACTTTCTTTCTAGTTCGTCTACTTCATCTCCAGCCTGATGTGCTAAGGAGTTGTGCTTCTCTGTCAGGGTATGTACAAGCTCTTCAAGTCTATCGAACAGCGTCATAATTCTATGTTCAACCTGCTGAAGGTCTACTGCCACACCGTTTCTAATAGTAGAACGTATATGCTCCATCTCTTCGTAGATGTTTGCAATGTTGTGCCGCTTGTAATTATCGACGAGGTTGTTTAACCCACCATGAACGTCATCGTCGGTGAGTTCATTCTCATCTACGATGTCAAATAGTTTTTCATCTTCTGGAAGATACCACTCGAACACACTCATCAGTGCAACAGTCATCTCGGGAAGCGATTTGTTGGTGAATTGATAAACAATTTTATGTCCATCACTTACACGACCAGAGTAGACATCACTCATATGTCTGCGAAGGCTGAGTGTATATGTATCGATATGAATATCTTTGAAATCTTCGTCCTTCATATCCTTGACAGCGGCTCTCAGCTTTCTAAACATGCCGTTGCCTACATAACGCATGGCTTCGCTATGGTTTATCTCTAAGACAGCCTCGCCCTTCTGACGTATGATATTCTTCTCAAGGTTTTCTAGAGCTAGCATACCTTTGATCGTCTTCCCAAGTCTCTCCGTTAAGAATTTCTTTAGGGGATCTCTGCAGCAGCCTCTCATCTTGTCCCAGTCAATCTCATGTGGCTCAACCCAGCGAAGATTACTCATCTCCTTGGAGGATTTAAGCTTACCTGTGTATGATTCAGCTAGGAACACCATAACATGATTGTCGCGATGTCTACCTTCCCATACTTGCGTGGGATTGTGAACGATGATGCCCGTTTCTTCAAAGCACTCGCGGATTGCGCACGTGGTGAAATCACCGTCATCGGAGTCATCCATGCCGCCACCAGGGAATGCTAGACCACCCTTGTGATCCCCTAGAAGAACACGTCCCATGTCGTCCATGACGATCATGGCTCCAGCTCTGCCGTGATGTTTCTTGCTTAGAGGCTCTGATTCCGTTTTGTGAAGCTTTTTCTTCTTCTCTTCTTTGCGCTTGTGGCGTGCTTCTTGAGTACGCTCTTTAGCTTTACCATGATGATGCTCATCCCAGTTACCGCCTCTGTCTTCACCTGACTGCTCGGGCGCATCCTTTCCTGGATCTGTGTACTTTGAAGCTACAGATTTTGGAGGTCTACCTCTCGGTCCACCTTGAGCCTTACCATGCATGATGGCCATCATCATTCTATATTGTTTACGAGAAACAGCCTGTGGCACCTATGGACTCCTGTGGGACGACAAGATAATTATAACTCAGGTTGTGGCCTAACTTACGGATTCTCTTGATCGGCATTCACTAGCTTGTCGCTCTTAAGAGCCAAGAAGTCGCGTCTTACCAGAATTTGCTGAGGAAGCTGAATTGCTTGCTTCTGACCGCTTACCATTTCTTGAGTGATTCTAAGTTCACGCAGCTGCTGAAGCACAACATATATGGGTTTGGCATAGTATGCCCATCCAACAACTTCGCCCCGCTGAAGAGCCATGTTATACGAGGGTTGTCTTCCATCCACCCATACGATATCACCGTGCTCATCTATATTGAAATCTACACCAGGTACGTAGAACTTCTGAACTCCATCAGTTATAGTAGAAGCATACTCAACTTGTGTTACAGCATACCTTAGTTCCTGTTTGTTTCCTGGAGTTGGCTCGTACATCTTGTGTTGCCAAAGCCGAACAGTAAAGTCGGGAATCTCCAACTTATCATATGTACCGAAATCAGCCTGTGTGCCGTCTGGATACTTTGTAGGCATAGTTACAACTGCAGTTCCAACTTCCCAGACGCCATGTGCCTCGAAGGTCTTCTCTATGGAGTTACCTGTAAAAGTTCCCCATATCTCTTTCTCTGTGTAATATATCAATCCAGAGTTATCGCAGAATGGACATTCAGGATCGTGAGCCTGAAAGTCAGTGCTCCTGATATTAAAGCACGGGATGGCCTTGTGATGAATGAACCTTATTCCGCGCTGATTGAGCAGCTGATCAAAACTAGCACCCTTTATGCTTGGATCAGGAATCCATAGCGGCATAGGTGAGGATGAGGAGTACGGCGAAGTCGCAGGAGCATTAGGGTATGGTTGACTTGGTGTACTGGGTACACCAGGAATTATAGGTGCTTTAGGCTTGTCGCTCATAGCTTAATTATACTATATAATGAACCTGTGGATGTACTAAGTAAAATAATAGAAGAGGACGGACACTGCGGCCTCTGGGCTACACCAGAAGTTTGTAGACGCTGTCCACTTAGTAGACTGAAACAAAAAGCCGACGGCAGCTTTCTCAGCTGCGTTGAAGCTATCAATGCAACCAATGTGTCATCGGAGCAAGAAGCTGATGCACTATATAAAGAAGTTGCTATCAAGCTACTACTCAATAAATCTATAGAGGATATGCTCACACATGAAGAAGATGACGACAAAACTTAACAGCGACGGCTCGGATGAGATAAAATATCGTATCTATATACTAGCAATGAAACTACTGGTTAATCGTCACTGCAGCGTCTGATAGAATAATATAAGCTACATTCGTAGTTACTGTGAGGCGTGTTATGTTAACTAGGAAGTTATCAATAAACTACACCTCTTCTTACGTCACATTAAAAGGACTATCAGATGGACAAACAAACTCGTCCTACGCGTATTCATTTTGCAGACAACCAGGAAGCTGTGGATCTAACAATCAAGATGGAACTCAAGTACTTTATTATGCGACTACTATATCACTCCCGTATCGTGAAGTAGAATCAAATTATGGGGACATTCCAAAACATAACTAGGGAAGAAGTGGTGAGCCTCCACAAACTCATACGTTT